CATATCGGCGAACTTCGTGCACGTTCAATGCAACACCTGGAAAGTTTGTTGCCTCGCAAAAATATTCAAGAAATCTTGCTGTCTGGCGATATTTAGTGTTGTTGTCAGACTGTACAAGCATCCCTTGTGGAATAGGAAATTGCGCAAGGAACTTATTGGTTCGCTGCAGACCGTTCTTTTGTGCAACAACAGACTTGAAGTTGTTGATATTAAATCCTGCACTAGCCAAAATTATACTCCGACCTGTTGTAATGATTTTTCGAATATACTGTTCTTTGACGCCTTTTCAAATCTTTCAAGAGGAAGCATTAACGTCATATCCCACTCTTGTTGTGGAACAGAACGAAGCTTAGAACGAATATGTGAGTACAAATAACGATGAACGCAAGGCTTGTATAGACCATATTTAGAATGTGCCTTTAAAACACGATACGTCATTCTGTTTCTTTTTTTGCTATCGTTTTCTGTTTGCTTAAGAATTTGATAGATCTGATCCATTAGCCGTGCACGAAATCTTGGAGGAAGGTAGTGAAGATTGATTCCAAGAAATCCATCTGGATACAGCTCAACAATAAACACCAGAGGTAATCGATCATAATATGGAAGAGTTTTCTTGTGCTTTGGATCATAGAAGAACATGAACATCTGACCAAAGTCAGTAACCGTTACCTGTTTACTTTGGCGAAGAAGTGATGGGTCTTCACGCATCACCTTGTTTACATTGACGCCTCTGATCAGCATTGCTGATGAGCGAAACCAATTACGAGCTCGTGCAACTGTTTGCATAGCAGCAGTTCGGGTTCGTTCAGCTTTTGCTAACAACGCCTGATAAATTGAACTGCTCATACTATCTTTAACTCTTTCTCTGTATAGACGACGAAGTTAAACCCTCTTGATTGGCAAAATTGTTGTGCAGCTTCCCACTTTGCTTGATTGACTGCATAATCAATCGCTTCTTTGATATACCGTCTGCCTTTACTCTTGACAGGGGGCCTTGTTTGTGCTGCTGGCTTGACTTCAATTAATTCTGTGATAATTTTTCCGTCAACCTTTCGAACAACCAGAAAGTCAGGAAAGTATCGGCGTAGACGTCCATTAGTAGGAGAACGATAAGGAATTGAAAACTCTTCTGACTGCCATTCAATCACATCAGCATTCTTATCAAGGTTGGTCATCAACTTTAATTCCCATGACGATCTATAGACAATCCGCTTTGCGTTGCCTTTATACTTGTGCTTGTTGATTGGGTTGAAAAAACCTTGTTTGTATCGTGCCATAAGATTATTTATCTGTAGCTAAATATATTGAGAAACCTCAACAATATCATAAGGATGTAATATTTATGGGTGTGCTCGATGCGGCAACACGCGCAACAATTCAAAACAACCAGTCAGGTGTTGCTGCTATTCTATCACAAACAGCTCCTATAGGTGGTTCGTATGTTCCAACACTACTAGAACAACCAATCAACCAATACATCGATGATATATCAAAGGGAGTTGACTCTTCAACATTTCCGATCGATCTGCCGCTTGATGGTCCGCATTTTATTCTTAAAGCTGGTACATATGCACGCCAAAATTTCACAACAATAGGCACAGTCAATTATCAAAAAGACATAAAGCTACCAGTTCCAAACAATGTGATGGATCACCACATGGTCGCTTACTCTCAAGAAGAACTTGGAGCAGTTGTTGGTGCTGCACTTGGTGGATTAAATAGTGCTGCCCAAAGCTTTAAAAAGACTGGTCAGATCGATGCAGGTCAAATTGGCGCATCAACTGCTGATGCTGTTGCAGGTGGTGCTCTTGGAGCAGGACGAGATGCATTAAATAATGCATTGCCTGGTAAATCTGGCTCTGCATTAGAAGCATTGGCTGGTCTTGCTGTTAATGATTATTTGACAATTCTTTTCAAAGGGCCAACATACAAGAAGTATAGTTTTGAGTGGAAGCTTGCTCCTCGAAACAAAAGAGAGTCTGATTTGGTTCGCGATCTAATTGTTTATTTAAACAATGCTATGGCACCATCATTTTGGTTTGGTACGTCGATCTTTGGATATCCAGACATCTTCCTGTGTGCATTCTCTGATAAGATTAGAGACTATATGTATGAATTCAAACCAGCTGTGCTTGACGACTTTCAGGTTAACTACTATGGATCCGGAACACCATCATTCTATCATACTGGTGCACCAGAGTCTGTTACAATACGTATGTCATTCCTTGAGCTCGAGTTCTGGCTAAAGGGACAATTTGGTAAACGATACGATTCTTCTATTACTAACAATGCTGGAACAACATCTCAGACCACACCTTCTATTGGGACCAGATAATGGAAAGATACTTTGATAAGCTGCCGACAATTATATACAACAATCTTTCTGTTCGTGATTTAACCCGCCGGGTTAAACTGGATGAAGGATTGAGACAACAGGTACAGCTGTTCTATCCTGTAAATGTCCCAGTTCAGCTTCGACCAGATCAAATATCTGAGGCATATTATCGCGACCCATCTCTTGATTGGTTGATATTCTTAACAAACGAAATCATTGATCCATACTATGCGTGGCCAATGGAAGATCAAGAGTTTGATCAAATGATTGTCAATCGTTATGGTGATGCAGAGACGGCAAAGCAAAAAGTCAAGTATTACCGCCTTAACTGGCCATCCGATGACAAGCAAATCGTCAAGGCGTATTATGATACGCTACCTGATGTTTTAAAGAAATACTATGATCCAATCTTTAATGCTAGAGGACAAATTCAAACATATAGTCGCAAACAAGATGATTTTACTATTTCTACTAACAAGCTTGTGCAGTTCGCAATCAACATAACATTATCTGATACTCAATTTGTTAATAGCGAGTTTATTGATATAAAATATTCAGGCGAAACAATTGGAACAGCAGAAATAGTAACTGCGAACACAGAACAAATAACGATTCAGCATGTATCAGGAAACACAACAGCAAACTCAACGTACATTGTAGATGTTGTGGGAGAAACATCTGGTGCACAAACAACATCTAACACTAGTGTGATATTATACCAACCATTGACAGATGATGAAGCAGCATATTGGCAAACTGTATCATTCTGGGATTGGGAACACGAAAAGAATGAACAAAACAAACACATTGTGCTACTAGAACAAGCAGTGATTCCTGACGTACTTGAACAACTACGAAAGAAAATGAGCTAATGTCATTACAGCCATTTACCTATCAACCGTCTTATGGATTGCCGCCTCCTGGCAGCTGCGAATTAACAACATGCACTATTGCAGGAACACAACTAAAGGCGCACGTTCGCGAAATCAAGATTTACGAATCAATCCTTCGTCCATACATTCTTGTTGAACTTACAATGTATGATCATCACAATTGGGGCAACACACTTAAGCTAGAAGGCGGAGAGCCAGTAGCGCTTGTTGTAACAAATGCGTTTGGAACTCGGTATGATTGGAAGGGCGTTGTTGCAAAACAAAAAGGTGAGTTTGCGGCAACAGGTGGACGAACAGTTGGTACCGTTATATCAGCAACCGACCCTGCGTTTATTGAGAACCCATCCGCAAAGGTTGTTGGCTCTTGGCAAAATGTTCCAGGAACAAATGTGATCAATGAAATTCACGATCAATATCTGAACTCAACTGGCATCTATAGAATGTCACCGTCACTTGGTATGATTGGTGAAAAGGAACCGTTCATTATTTCTAATGATAGACCATGGGACGCCATTGCTAAAATACGCCGGCAGATAACGTCAATGGCTTTTCCTGATTCAGGTGCATATGCATACTATAGAGATAATAAAGGGTTTGCATTAATGCCACTTGAACAGTTATTTGCTGAAATGGGCTCAGGTGCAATGACATTTATTCAGGATGCTACAGTAGGCAAAAGCTTTTTGGATATGCATAAATTGCATACACAGATTCTTGCTTTCAAGTCATCAACGTCTGTTGGTGGCGGCAACATTAACAAAGCGTCTCGTAATCGTCCAGCATCCCCAATCGTAAATGTGTGGGATGTAATGGGCAACACGTTTAATAAATTGACCGAAGGAAAGTCACAATCACATTACATTCCTCATGATAGACAGTTAAATAAGATTGCACCAAAGCAGCTAAAAGCAGGTGGTGAAAACAAAATGGGTGAAATGACACAGGATGGACCAGGATATGCAATGCAGATCCTGTTTGATCTTGGATGCAAATTAACTGTTGGTCGAGGAGTAATCGCAAAGCCAGTCGTTCCTCAAGGCGACCTAACAACACCAAACTATTCAGGTGCTAGACGTGCTGGCGGGCTTGGGCTTATTATCAATTTAACTCATCACATTAAAAATTATGATACAAAGCCTCAAGCAATAACAACATTGGAATGTTCTCAAGGAGGAATACCAGAATAATGAGTTTTGTAGTAGCAGAAGTAGACAATGTAAAAGATGATGTTATGCAGAACGGCCGAGCTCGAATCAAAGTTCTCGGACATCAAGACAGTCTAAGTGACGAACAGCTTCGTTGGGCGCGCCCTATCGGTACTGCAGACAATCCAAAAATCAATAAGTCAGGATCAGGCCCAATTGGTCAATCAGGAAACGGATTGCAAAAAGGATCGAAGGTTCTTGTTTGGTATATGGACGGACCTGATGGTCAGGTACCGGTAATTATGGGATCACTGCCTTCTGATGATGATCAACAAGGCGACAAGACCAAGGGATCGGCGCCATACCAAGCAAAGGGCAAAGAGTCTGGATACAAGGATCAACGATTGATTGCAGCAAAAGGTGATCGAACAGATCCCACTGCTGCTCGAAACGACACAAAGCCAATTCACGACTATGCGCACGATGAAGCGCCAAATGATACAAAAGAACAGAGCTTTTCTCGTCTACCAGAAGACGTTAAGGAACAAAGTTTTTCATTAGCAGCAATGGGAAATCCAGGAACATAATATGGCAGTTCAACCAAACGCACAGGAAGTGTTAAAGCAATTTAATCCTGCAAACAAATCAGCTCATGTCAAGCAGGCAGTTGACATGTTAACCAATCTTAAAAAGTCAAACGGTAACCCAAAGGGCGTTAACGCTGTTGGACCTCAGCAACTTGCAGGAATGCTGAAAGGGTTTTTTGACAAGTTCATTAAAAACAAGAAACCAAAAAACAAAAAAGACGAACAGGAGCTTGCTAAGATACTTCTAGAAACAGAAGCGAAACTAAAAGCAATAGAACAGCAAGCAATCGTCAATCAACAATATAATGTAGGAAGCTAATACAATGGCAGTAGACCAACAATCAAGATGGCCTGATCGACACAAGAACAAAGACATTGATCCACAATACCCATACAATCAGGTAACAGTATGGCCAGGTGGACAAGAGATTCATATTGACTCAACACCAGGCAAAGAACGTATTCGAATTGCTCATCCATCCGGTACATATACAGAGATGTACCACAATGGTGATCAAACAACATTTGTTACCGGTGATCAACACAACGTAAACAAGAGTGGCGTGACATTATCGGTTGAAAAGAATGGTGATATCTCAATCGGTGGCCAAGGGCGGTTTATGATTGGCGGAGGCGCGCACATTGAGGTTGCGGGAGATGCTGGTATTGCAGTAGGCGGTGATACGCTTCTTGCTGGTGGTGGCAACATGAAGATGTCAATTGATAATTTGCAAATCGGTGCTCGTGGTAGTGCAAAGATCAATGTCGCGGGTGACATGGATATGAGAATTGCTGGTGCCACATCAATTCAAAGCTCTGGCCCAATTAACATGCAAACACAAGGGGCAATGTCTATGGGTTCTGCTGCTTCATTGAATATGGCTTCACAGGGACCAACAACCGTATCCGGTTCTGCAGTCCATCTAAATAAGCCAGGAACACCTGGGCCTGGAAATCTTTCTTCTACAGGACCGGTTGCGCAAGGCGGATTTGATACAGGGTTTAGTTCTGCATAATGCCAAAAGCACATAGAGACTCTGATCCGCGGATATGCGGTGCATCAACTGTTGTAGTTAATCAATCGACCGTGTTTGTCAATGGGTTGTTGTGGGCTGTACAAGGCGATCCGGATTCACATGAAGAAGGCGCACTAATACCATCGGGCAGTACTGTTACTGTAGAAGGAATACTTGTAATCGTCCATTCACCTGATTCTGCTAAACCGGATACTCTTTGTATTCCAATTGGACCACCACACTGTAATCCAATGACAGCAGGTGGTTCACCAGACGTTTTTGCATACGGAGAATAAATGGCCCGCGCAGATAGATTTACAACTCGTTCAAATCAACCAATTGTCTATCGCGACTTTGTCGTTCCGTTCATTCGCGACCCAACGACAGACTCTATCCTAACAGTTGTTAATGAGCGCGCGGTTCAACAAGAAATTGCCAATATCGTATTAACGATTCGTGGTGAACGATTTTACAATTCTGCGTTTGGATCAAGAACAAACGCAATGTTGTTCGAGCCAATGAATGAAAATACTGCGACGCTGCTGCGTGATGAAATCAAACAATCGTTAAACAACTACAGCACCCGCGCCAATAATCCAATTGTTACTGTTACACCAAACGAGGATGCCAACGGATATATTGTCAACGTTCAATTTACGATAATAAATATTCAACAACAGTTTTCAGTTGATATCTTCTTACAGAGAGTTAGATGACACAACAAATCATTCCAAACAATTCACTTAATCTTGTCGACCTAGACTTTGATGGGCTAAAGGCTTCATTGAAGAACTTTATGCGGTCGCAGGACCAATTTAAAGACTATGATTTTGAAGGGTCAAACATTTCGGTATTATTAGATCTGTTGGCATACAACACTCTATATAATGCATTCTTCACTAACATGGATATCAGTGAAGGGTTTATTGATTCTGCTCAGCTGAGAGATACACTTGTTTCACATGCAAAGAGCTTGAACTATTTGCCTCGTTCTGCTCGCTCTGCAAAAGCAAAGGTTAGATGCCGTTTCTCTGCAACTGGAGATAATCAACCATATACTGTACTAAAGGGACAGAGCTTTACTGCACAGGTAAAGAATAAAAACTTTCAGTTCACAGTACCAGAAGCAATCGTTTGCACATACGATTCAAACAACAACTATAGCTTTTCAACGGATATTTACGAAGGCACATACATTAAAGATTCATACATCTTTCGTGCTGACCTAGAAAACCAAACGTTTCGTTTAACAAACAAAAACGCTGATACAACATCAATCACTGTCACTGTCTATGAAGACAATGCACAGGTCGGTTCTTCATATACGTATGCAACAACATTGCTTGACTTGTATGAAGGTTCAAAGGTGTTCTTTATTCAGCCAGTTGATAATGGCTTCTATGAAGTGTTGTTTGGTGATGGTGTTGTTGGTCGAAAACCAAAACAAAACGCTGTGATCGTAATCGATTATCGTGTGTGTAAAGCAGATGCACCAATTGGTGCAAAAAACTTTATGATCAACTTTGATCCAACAAACGGTGAATTAACATCAGCGGTTGAAATAACAACTGTTACAGCTGCAGAGAATGGACGAAAAGAAGAGAGCAATGAATCAATTCGTTACTATGCTCCTCGTCACTTTCAGGTACAGGAACGAACCGTCGTTGATACAGATTATGAGATTGCCTTAAAAACAAAATTTCCGGAAATCAATGCTGTATCTGTATATGGTGGCGAAGAGCTAACACCACCAAAATATGGTCGTGTTTATATTGCATTGGATATTGAAAACATTGATGGTATTCCTGCTTCGAAGAAATCTGAATACACCCAGTTCATTAAGCGCCGTAATCCAATGTCTATTACTCCAATATTTGTCGAAGCGCAGATGATGTACTGGGGAATCGAATCAAACGTAAAGTATAATATCAACGCTTCAGAAATCACTAGTGATAGAATCAACACACTTGTTGTCGACGCAATACTTAACTACAACGAAAAGTACTTGAATGACTTTAAGTCAAAGGTAGAGTTCTCGCGATTGATTGCAGATATTGATGATGCTGATCTTTCGATATTGTCAAATGAAACTAAACTATATCTATACAAAAAGGTTCAGCCTGTAACTAATCAATCACAAAACATCGAAGTTACTTTTGATCAGCCCCTACACTTTGATGATGCATACTATGCTGCTATACACACATTTACACGAACAACAGCTATCTATTCTTCTGCGTTTACCTATAGAGGATCTCGCGTTACATTAGAAGATGATGGACAGGGAAAGATTCGGTTAGTAAAACAACAGAATAACAAGCATGTTACAATCGTTGATGTTGGTACTGTTGATTATCAAACAGGAGTAGTCAAGCTTTTGAATTTTAACATTGAAGGGTTTGAGGGCGACTCATTACGGATTTATGCACGACCATTCTCTAATGATGTCTACTCAACCAAAAACGTTTTGTTAACAATAGAGCCTACAGAAATTAATATCACTCCAGTTCCAACGAGACCATAACCCTTGGATATCATCGAAAAGAAGATTTCAAATCTTATCGAAGCACAGCTTCCACAGTTTTATCAGACTGATGGTCCTGTGTTTGTTCAGTTTGTTAAGGCGTACTACCAATGGTTGGAAGGTCAACAAATTGTATACAACCATACGTTTGCTAATGGAACACTAAACGTACAGTCAACTAATACTACCATTTCTGGTAACGCCACTTTGTTTCAATCACAGTTTGCGAATGGTGATACGATTGCACTGTTTAGATCAAATACTGATTATGACATCTGCACAATCAACGTTGTCAGCTCAAACACTGAACTATCATTAACAGAACTGCCACGGTTTGCTAATACAACATCAAAGTTTGCCAACACAAAGGTCCAATCTAATCCTCTATACCATTCTCGCCGAATGGTCGATTATCGTGACATCGATCAAACAATCGATGACTTTCTTGTTTACTTCAAAGAAAAGTATCTAAAAGGAATTCAATTCACCACAAGATCAAATACGCGATTGCTGGTCAAGCACGCGTTGGACATCTATCGTTCAAAAGGAACAGAGCGGTCGATTGATCTATTGTTCAGGCTAATCTTTGGTGTTGCGACAGAGGTATACTATCCATCAAAAGATATAATGACGCTTTCTTCTGGCAAGTGGGTTGTTCCTACTTACCTTGAGATCTCATTGAATGATCATACTGCAGCGCTGGTCAATAAACAAATCTATGGTCTTCGTTCAGGCGCTATTGGGTTTGTTGAAAAAGTAATTCGTCGTTCTGTAAAAGGCCGATTAGCAGATATCGTTTATATTGATCCGATTCATGGTGCATTCGAAACCGGTGAGTCGATCGATACCGAACAATCTGATTTTGCAATCAACCAATACACACTTCCTGTTATTATTGGATCGCTTACAGCACTTCAAATGGACGTGCTTGGTTCTGGTGAAGATTTTGTAATTGGTGATATTGTTTCATTGACGTCATTACACGGTGAGCAAGGACAAGCGCGCGTAACTAACACAACATCAATTTCCGGAATCGTTTCATTCAATCTTGCTAACGGCGGATATGGTATTTCAAACACCGCAGAAGTATTGGTATCTGACAAGGTATTGATTATTGATCATGTTGCAACTAACGCAAACAATAATACTGCATTCTACTTTAATCAATTCGAAACGGTCACACAGCCAGCAGCAAATATCGTTTATCAGTCTGCAAATGGTCTAACAGCAAATATGACAGGAACAGTTTCTGTCACTGCAAACTCTTCTAACGTTGTTGGAACATCAACATTATTTGATGAGCAGATGCTGATTGGCGACTATATCTCTGTTTGGACCAATAGCACGTTTATCGAAACAAAAAGAATATCTAATATTGCTAATGGTACATTCTTAACAGTAACAAACGCATTCTCATATACAAACACAACAGCAAATTATGCAAACAGCAAATCGTTTTCTGTTGGTGATAATGTATACACCTATTACTCAAACGGCACAGTTGCTGGTCATGGGCAGATCACAATAATTGATCAAACCAATTCTCAATATGGAACAATTCGTGTTTCCAATATATTGAATACCCTTGATTTTGTTGGAACACCAAATGCTAATGGATCTGCAAACGTAGCATTCATTCAGAGCAGCAATATTGTTTTTGGAGCAACAAAAAGCGCTAACTTGACAGGCAACATTTCTGTTGTTGCTCGCCATGCATATTTGATTGGTGATGGAACAACGTTTGACCAGCAGCTGGTGTTCCCTTCTGCGAACATTTCTGGAACAATTGATGTAGACTCTGCGACGTCTAATATCACTGGTACAGCATTAACTAGCACATTTGCTAATGGTCAATACCTTATCGCATATTCCAATTCAACGGCTTATCAAACAAGACAAATCAATACAGTCGTTAACAGCACATTCTTAACGATTAACCAACCGTTTACATTCTCTAATGCAGCTGCATCAGCTGCAAAAGGGTTCGTTGATAGCTATGTTGGTGCCTATTCTAACTCAACGATCTATCAGATTCGTCAAATCAATTCTATTGTCAATGCTACTTACCTGACGCTATCAAACAAGTTCCTGTTCACTAACACAATAACAAAAGCAGCAAACGTACAGTCAACCAATACAGCGTTCTTTGTTCCTAATGCTAACCAGACTGGAACAGTTGCAATAGTAAACAATCAGCAGAACGTAACTGGAACAACAACAACATTCCAATCAACGTTTGCGGCTGGCGATCATATTGTGTTGTTTACCAATTCGACCAACCGAGTGATCCGAACAATCGAATCGATTAGCTCAAATACCTTGTTGACACTAACCAAACCGCTTGCTGCAGGATCAAACGCTTCTGCAACATTTGCTAATGTGTCAGCAAATGCTAGCTTTGTTTACGGCAAAAGAATTGCTGTATATGTTAACAGCACGTCGTATCTAATCAAGTCGGTCAATGCGGTTTCAAATGACTCAGCATTGACTGTTCAGACAATCTTTACTTCTGACCAAGCAAACTCACAAACGAAAATTGCCAACACAGACGTCAGCTATTACATCAGAAACTTTGGCAATACAATCGTTGCCAATCTTGTCTCTTATACTGATACTTCTGCAACAGGTAATCTAATAGCATATTCTGATCAGCTATCGACAACGTTACGTTCAATAAGCTCTACATTTATTGAACAGGAACAGGTGTATCAAGTTGATTCATCTAACACAGAAATTGCCAATGCATACGTTTCAACGTTTACGCCACTAGCTGGATCTAATGGATCAATTGCGCTTGTTAACACGATCGGAACATTTGAACCAAACAAACTGATTAGAGGACGAACATCAAATGCATCAGGTAACGTCGTATCAGTCGAATTTAAAATTGGCCTTATTGATGTTGAAGGAACATTTTCTAATGCACCATACAATTATCTTGTTGGCCAAACAGCACTAACAACAGCTACGGTAACAGCTGTTGGACTAGGATCAGGCGCATCGTTTGCATTTGAAGATTTGGTCTATTCTGAATTTGCAACAACATGTGACTACATTGTTGGTGATTTTGCTAATGTCGGCCTTGATGCTCTAACATATGGATTTGATAACCCAACAGCAAACCTAACAAGCTGCACCCTATTTGAAGCGCTATCATTTACTAACACAGAGTTTGGTAAGATATACCAGCTGACGTCAATTAATCCCGGGCAAGACTATACGGTTGCACCTTTCGTTGTTGTTTACGATAGATTTGGATATCCATTACAGCACAAAGATTCGTTCATTTACTTAAATGGTAAAACAGACAACTTTGCGCCAGGCGAACTAATCACACAATCATCGACAGGAGCAAGAGCTCTTGTTAAAAATACAATCACAACCAACCTTTCTGATTATCCTGGAACAACTGCTAATACTGTTGCGATTGTTGCTGTTGAGAGACTTCGGTTATATGATAACAGTTATTTTGTTGCAACTGCAAACTCAACCAGCTTGATCGTTGGTGCAAACTCGGCTGCATCAGGTAATGTTGAATTGGTCGTTGAAGATCAGCAATCTAAATATATCGGAATCAATCCACTAATCGATGCAAATGTTGTCACAGCTAATGGTGCAGTAACATCTCTAGAGGTAATGGATTCTGGATTTGGCTTTGCTAATGGCGAAACAATCACGTTTACATCAGAAGATGGTTCTCGATTTGGTGAAGCAACGGCACTAGTTCAAACGCAGGGGCATTCACGAGGTTTCTATGCATCAAGAAATGGGTTCTTGTCAGATCGTGCCAAGCTATATGATGGATATTACTACCAACAGTTTTCGTATGATATTCAATCGCCATTGACAATCGAGCTTTATCAGGATATGTTAAAGAAGACACTGCATGTTGCAGGAACACAAATGTTTGGCACATACGTATATCTTTCAACAGCTGATTCACCTGTTTCAATACTATCAACAGAAATAACGGTATCTTAAAAATATGACAAACATTACCTCAACTCTACTGGTTCCTGGTAACTTTAAAATTGACGTTGGGTCGATATACAAACAGACGTTTGCAAATACCAACAATGATTATTACCTATTTGTTGCTGAGCATGTTGATCGAAGCACAGATGGTATTGTTGCGCCTGTTGATACAACAGAGCAGATGCAAATCAACGTCTACCATAATATGATTATGGGCAAAAGAATCACTTCAGCTGATACTAGCTTTTTGATTAAGAACAACCCTTATCAGTCCAACGTCGTATACACAATGTACGATGACTTAACTGTTGGTCCAACCGATGCAGATGATGATATCTCAGATCAAAATTTTTGTATTGTAAACGCGTCATCAAACTACCATGTATTCAAATGTCTAGACAATAACATGAGCGCATACTCTACTGTTGAGCCAGACATTTCACATATCTCTGGATCAAACACAGCTGTATATCAAACATCAGACGGCTATCGTTGGAAGTATATGTACTCTGTATCATCCGCTCAGAAAACAAAATTTGCGACGTCAGAATACTTTCCAATTATTGCTAATACAGAAGTGGAAGACTCTGCAGTAGCTGGTGCAATTGATATTATTAAAATTGAAACAACAGGACTTCGATACGATAACTACTTTAACGGAACGCTGTCAACCGAAGCTATTCGAATTGACGGCAATAACCTGATCTATGCTGTTGTTAACTCTATTTCATCATCTGTTAATGGTTTCTACACAGACTGTTTATTATATCTAAGCTCTGGTACTGGTTCTGGCCAATACAAGACGATCACAAACTACTTTGCAAACTCTACTGGCAAATTTATCGTTGTTAACTCAGCATTTACCACAACACCAGTATCTGGAACGCAATATCAGATAACACCTCGAATTGCAATTATTGGATCTGGTGATCAAACTGTTAATGCTGTTGCAAGAGCTCTTGTCAATTCTTCTTCTGGCAATTCAATCTATAGAGTTGAAATGCTCGAGCGAGGTGTTGGATATACATATGCAACAGCAAATGTGTCAGCTAATTCTGTTGTTGCTGTTGCTGTGCATGCTGATATACGTCCAATATACTCTCCAGCTGGCGGTCATGGGTCCGATCCAGTGAACGAACTAAAAGCAAACAAGATTATCCTATCAGTCCAATTCCAGAACACAGAATCAAACACTATCTTAACAGACAATCAGTTTCAACAAATTGGTATTATCAAAAACCCATTATTCTCTAATGTTGTGATTGGTGTAACAAACGTTATTGGAACATTCATTTCTGGTGAAACATTATATAAAGTAACACCACGCCGTTTCAATCGAGCTGTTGGATGTAACACAACGTCTAACGTTGTTACGTCATCGTTTGGTGATTATGTAAACCAAGTTGCAGTTGATGACACTATTATTATATCAACGCTTGAAAGCGACCAGTTTATGATCGCTAATGTTTCATCTATTATTAACTCATCAACAATCACAATATCATCAAATGGGCTATTTGCGTGCTCATCTGGCCTAATTTATTATGCTAATACAAACGCACCATTTGATCTTGCAGACGTTGCGAATTCTACTCACATTGTTGGTGATAATATGCAAGGGCTATTTCAAACTGGAGATCGATTGATTGGCGAGCAATCTGGTACACTTGCAACGATTGATTCGTTTATGCGCAATGGCGTTGAAAAGAACTTTGACACGTTTATTCAGCTGCATAAATATACCGGTTCAATCTTATCAGGCGCCTTTGAACCAAACGAAGTAGTAGAACAATTAGCATCAAATGCGATACTTCATTCAGCAGTAAACAGAAGCGGCGTATACGACTTCTATACATCAATGCAAATTGGTGAGTTTATAATCGTTGATACAATCAACACGATCTCGGGTGCAACGTCTGGAGCAATCGGACAACTGCAAGATAAATATCAGCCAGAACTAGTTTTTGGTTCCGGAGATGTATTAATGCTTGAGAATATCCAAGCAAAAACAAGATCAAATACACAAACTGAAACATTCAAAACAATTCTTGATTTCTAATTTACAGGAAGATAAATGCCAATTGAAACAGACCTAAACAGATCTCCTTATTTTGATGACTATCAAGAGACAAAAGATTTTTATAAGATCTTGTTTCAGCCATCTGTTTCTGTACAGGTTAGAGAACTAAATCAGCTTCAAACAATCCTGCAAAAGCAGATTGAGCGGTTTGGTGACAATATCTTTAAACGAGGGACGCTAGTTGATGGATGTAACTTTGGTTTTCTTAACCCTTATCCTTATGTCAAGTTGGTTGACAATGAGACAAACGGAACGCCAGCCGCAATATCAACATATAAAGGGCTGTTTGCAACTGAAGAAGTTTCAGGGCTAAAAGCGTTTATTGTAAATTATCAGGAAGGATTTGAAACATCAGATCCTGATCTAAACACTCTTTATGTGCAATACATTAACTCTGGTGATGATTATCAAACGACGGCGTTTACTGCTGGTCGAACACTAACGATTGCAGATGCTAAGACGTCTATCTTTCGAGTGGCAACAAATAATGGTGGCGTGGCATTTGCTAATTCTGATACGCTAATTGTTTCACCTGCATTGATTATCAATGTGACAACAGGAACAATATCAAATGGCACGTATCTAAACAATGGTGTTGCCAACGTCCAAATTATCGAAGTTGATGAAACAACACTAGAAGATTCCAACCAAATAATCGTTCGTGTTAAGCCGCGGGATACTGATCTTGCAAACGCAACGATCAATGCGACTGCTTGGACAATTGCAAACTCAGATAACCTAACAAACCCTGCTGCAACAATCGCAGCAACAGTTGAGGGAATAATTGGTTCTGGTTTGACAGGAACAATTCTAACAGATGGTGTTGGAACGATTACTGATGTGATTGTTGTTAATACTGGCCAAGAATATTCTACGCTTCCAGTAGTTCGTGTAAAGTCAGCAAACAACACAACAGGGCTCGCAGATCTAGATTTGTCTGCAGAAAACTATCTTGCAAAAATCAAATCATCAACCAAAGCCGGTACTGTTGGCAATGGGTACGCATTCTCAGTAACTGGTGGTGTAATCTATCAAAAAGGATTCTTCCTTCGAGCTGCACCTCAAACAGTAATTGTTGAAAAGTATTCACAGACGCCAAACAATGTTGTTGTTGGATTCAACACAACGGAACAAATCATTACATCATCGATTGATACGACACTTCTAGACAACGCTTTAGAAGAAGAGAATCAAAATGCGCCAGGTGCTGATCGCTTAAAGCTGGTACCAACGCTTGAAGTAATGACCGTTGATGCATCTAATGCGAACGACCAATTCTTCCCACTTGTACAGTGGTCAGAAGGAAATCCATTCAAGCAAAACCAATATACATCATATAACAAAATTAACGACCAAATGGCTGAGCGGCTATTTGATGAATCTGGCAACTTCTCGATCGATCGTTTCAATGTAACGACACGTACACCTGAATCACAAAACGCTCAGGGTGAATATGTCTCTGTTGTCGTTGATCCAGGGATTGCATATATCTCAGGATATAAGGTACGTACAAATCACAATTTCGTAATCGACATTAAAAAGGGAACTGATACAAACACATCAGCTCTTCGTCGTATTTCTGTTAACTATGGCAACTACATCCGCGCCAAAGAACTTGGTGGTGTGTTCCAGTTTTCAACTGGTGACACAATTAAGTTATACGACACAGCAAAACAATTCATTACAAACACATCAGCAGCTGCAGTTGGAAACACAACAGCTGTAGGAACGCAAATTGGTACAGCACGAATCCGCTCTCTTATTCATGAAGATGGAACAGCTGGAACTGCAAACTGCGTTTATAGAATGTATATGTTTGATGTAAATATGAATGCGGGACAGTCATTCCGTAATGCTAAGTCTGTTGTTTATGATGGAACAAAGAAGGGTATCGCAGATATCGTTCTTGAGCTAGATGCTACAACAGCAGCAAACATTGCAGTACTAAAAGAATCAGACAAATCCAAGCTTCTTTTCTCAGCTGGTGTATCATCGCTAAAGAACGCAAACCAAGTAACATATCAGTACCGTACAATTGATCAGACCGTTGCCGTTTCCAACAACGGCATTATGGTTAAAGATATTTCTGCGATCACCAATGAGTTCTTCCCATACTCTGGAACACTAACAGACAATCAGCTTAAGCAAATTTACGTTGTTCCTGATATATCATTCCAGGCAGCAAATGATGCTACCGGTAACATTTCGTGCACAACAACATCTGCTGACATTACTGGTTCTGGAACATTGTTTATCACTGAACTAGCTGTTGGTGACTTTATTAACGTCTATTCTAACGCAACATCTGGTGGTGAAGTTCGTCGAATTATTTCTATTGCAAACAACACACAATTGACAGTTGATGCAAACGTTTCATTTGCAAACACATCAGGTAATCTTCGCCGATACTTCCCTAAGTATGTTCCTGTTCCATTTGGAACTCGTGACGGACTAACAGCAAACGTTGATGCAAACAACAATATTCTAACACTAAACTTTGGAACGAATATTGACTCTGCAACAACATCAAACTGCGCATTAGCTGTTAACATTGAACGAACAAATATTGATCAGACAACCAAGTCGGCATCACGTTCACAGTTTGTCAAGATTCAGTTATCAAACAATGCAGCAAATACAGTTGGACCATGGTGTCTTGGTGTTGCTGACGTATTTCGTCTTCGTAACGTGTACCTTGGTTCGAACAGCACAGTTGCTAACACAGACGTTTCTGTCGTTAATGACTTTTATATTGACCATAACCAAAACTTGAACTACTACAACCAGTCATTTTTGTACAAGCGTCCGGACTCACGTTTGACGCTTGCAAGCACAAATTTTTTGCTGGTCGAGTTTGACTATTTTACGTCATCCGGTGCTGGCTTCTATGATACAGTATCATACGTATCTGCCAACGCTGAACAGATTTTCTTGGTTGATTCACAGCCTCTTTCAAATCTATCATCAACGATCAATACGCTTGAAATTCCTACAATTTATACCAATCGTGGCGAAAAGTACGATCTAAAGGGACAGTTTGACTTTAGACCAACAGTTAATGCTTCAGCAACACCTTCAGCTGTGCATGGAACTGCTCCTATCAATCCAGCGATCAACGTATATTTTGGTAACACAGCAAACCCAGCAAATGATAAGAAATTCCCTCTTCCAGATCAAACACTTGAGTGTCAGATTGAAAGCTGGGTAGGACGTAATGACTCGGTTATTATTGACAAGGATGGTCAGGTATCTGTTCTTAAAGGAACATCAACAAAGACCCCTGATGCGCCATACAATGCAATGTTGCTTGACGTACTTACCATTCCGCCATATCCAAATCTTCCAAGACGTACGTCTGCAAACACAAATGCAATCACATTAACCCGTCTAGCAAATGAGATATATCTTTCACAAATTCGCGATCGTCTTATCACTCAAAGCAACACGTCCAATATTATTACCAAACAACAGCCTGGTCGATTTACCAAGAGCAATCTTGCGCAGCTAGAACGTCGTGTTCGTAATCTTGAGTATTATGTGTCGCTTACTCTACTTGAGTCAGATATCACAAATCGAATCATTCCATCATCACTTGACCCATCATTGAATCGTTTCAAGTACGGCTTCTTCGCTGATGAGTTTGAGAACCTGCTATACTCTGACACACAAAATCCACAGTACGCATCTGCTCTAGAACGTATATCAACACGATCATGCATTACACCAACAAGATTTACATGGCCAATTTACGGTCCAGCAAATGATGGATATCCGCCATATGTTGATTATGTTGTTGTGTCGCAGCTAAATACTACATTGACAGGGCTGCAACCAAATTGCGTACCAAATACAGCATATGGTTACTTGTATACTGTTCGAAAGCATTTCAGCGATATCGAAGTCGGTAACACAGCCTCTGGTTATGCTGATACGTATGCAAACCTTATGTTCTCCAATACATCTGCTCCTGCAACGCTATACTTTGACACAGGCAATGCGCCTTCAAAGATTGAAGTATACCAAGGAAACACGCTACTTCTAACATCTAATGATGCGCAGATTCTAACTGCAACTGACAAATCATTGATCACATCCAACTCTATCCCAGCAGGATGGTTCTTGGGATCAAATTTGGATATTGCAACAACAGTTGTTGGCAACAACTACGTTAAGAATGCTGGTAAGATCACATGGACACATAATCCATCTGGTGGACGTTCTTATTCGATCGTTGTTACAAAGGGCACATCAGCGCGTGAGTGGAGATATGCAGTACAAATTCCTGTTGATGCAAACACATATGGATGCGAATTCAATCCTACTGATGACCCAACAGGAAACACGCCAACAGGAAATACACCGTCACCACCAACATTTCGTGGTACAATGGACGTAAGCCCGGGTATTATCCAGTATTTACCAATACCTATTATAATTAATGCTGGCGACGGCAACTCATACTAAGGAGCGTTTATAAATATGTCAGTAGTTTTTCTAGTTGCCGATTATAAAATTAATTGTGCTGGGTTAAAACCGAACACCATGCATTCGTTCTTTCTTGACGGTTTAAACCAACAAACTGGTTGGTATGCGCCATTAGGGCTTTGTTTTAAAGACAATGGTTCAACTGATCTTATTTCTGATTCTTCAGGACGACTTGCATTTACATATCATTTTACAGATTTATGGACAAGAGCACAGCCCTGGGATGGTAACCCTGGGCACCCAATAAACGACAAAATGTTTTATATTTCTGCTTCTGTTGAATTTATCGAAACAGTGCCATATAGAAAATTTTCGTTACAATCAGCTGATGGAACTTCTTACGCAGAAGTGTTGCTTCCAACAAAGTTGCAAATTTTAAATCATCCTGATACAAATTCTGGTGATGGTAACTCTAATTAAGGAATACAAATGGCTGTTATAGCACAACCAAACATTAATTTAGCACAAACGTTTTTTCTTGACAGAGAAGCTGTCCAAGGAGCCACCGCGGTGGCTATTTCTGCCGTAGATCTGTATTTTAAGTTTAAGCCACGCGCAACAAACAATAAATCAGGAATTACCAATCCTGGTGTTGAAATGTTTATTGCTGAAACAAATAATGGCGTTCCTCGTGTTTATGATAACAAGAACTATTCACGGGCGCGAGTTGAATATGGTGACATTCTTGTATCATCAGACGGATCACTTGCAACCAAATTCAGATTCACTAACCCTATAAATGTCCAAACGGATAAAGAATATGCGCTTGTCGTTAAATACGATGGATCAGAAGATTTCATGCTATGGGTTTCAAGACAAGGGGATATGCTTGTTAGCAGTGCATCTCCGTCTCCTGGACCATCAGGAAAGTTTGTTGGCAAGTACTTTGAGTTCTCTGCTATTGGTTCCAATCAAGACTTCTCATCAAACAACGTAACAGCAACGACTGATGCAATCAGCACAGATCCGGAAGCGCCTGGTAGAGAAGTGCAAGGATCTTGGAGAGCTCTAAATGACACAGACCTAAAGTTTGCTGTATCGGTATGTAGATACTTTGTTCAAGGTGTTCCTGTTGAGTTATCAACAATCGCAAATAGCGTCGGTGTTAATATTATTGCACCATTTGGATATGGCGTTGAATATCCAGGCGGATCAGTACCTGAAGTCCAGCTTGCAATTCCATTCCTTCCACAAGAATACGTAATCTTTGATGACACTGTGTCCAAGTCAAACACCAACGTTCCTGTTGGTGGTGTCCGTGTTTATCAGAACACTGTGTTCTGGCCTGGTGGATGGGCAAACGGTGCTTCATCAATTACGATATCTGTAACAGCGAACAGTAATGTTGTCACAGCAAACACAAACTATCCAAATGGAACAGCTTTCTCTTGGAGCTCTGTTTTTGCGCTTCAATCGGATCAAGAATACATCACAATCATTTCGCTTAATGATGGCGGCGATAGAAAAACCAATATTCGCCGTGTATCAGAAATTGCGTCTAATACAGTATTGCATCTTGCAGACCCTGTGTCAATCACAAACGCAGCTGCATACTTCATAAAGTCTCCTGTCGCGCAAATCACAATGATCGATCAGACCAAGTCGTTTGGTCAACTTGAAGATATCATTGTTCTAAAGAACAGCAATGCAAATGGCACTGTGCATTTTGTTAATAATGCAATTGAGTCAGCAAACATTATTGCTGGTGGATCTGGATTCTCAAACAATGACATTCTTTATGTTAAAGGATTTGAGGATGTTGCAACCAAGGTTGAAGGCGGATATCTTGCAGTTGCAAACCTAGTAACCAACACATCAGGTGGCATCACAGCTGTATATTTCTCGAACGTTGGATCCGGATTCTCTATCACTGCAAACATTGCAGGCGTATTCTGTAACTCAACATCTAACAACAGAACGTCAAACACATCAGCTGGTACCGGTGCAAATATTGCATTCATTGTAACAAACACACTTCGCTCTGAATATCAGGGTGATTTGGGATACTACAAAAACTACAAGATCCGCAATCTTTCATCATCAATTGTTATGCCAGAAGCAAAGATTACAGCACCTATTGGAACAACCCATCAGCTATATCACCAATCATTGTTCTCGTTGTTTAATTCAAACAACACAACATCTTCAAATGATTATGTGCTAGCAGCAAACAGTGCTGTTGCTACTCGTCAACAAGTTCAACCGTTTAAAATAAATTATCTAACAGATTACGATCCAGCTGTACTTGGTTCGTACAGCAATCAATTCCTAATCAATTATGCCAACGGAAGCAGTTATACGCCTGCATCGCTAGTTGATGCCAATGCTAATACAGCGTTGCTGTTAGTTAACATTACTTCAAACAATGACTTTGTATCTGCTACTATTGGCCATTCTCCAGTATTATCTTATTCACAATACATTATCAATAATGATTATACTGATGAACACACTGATCGTGGAAATGCGTTTGCTAAGCATATTACAACCAAAGTCAATTTTGCAAACAATCATTCTGCAGAAGACCTTATCGTATACCTAACTGCATACAAGCCGCAATACACTGATATTCAAGTGTTTGCACGAATAATCAATGCGGATGATGTGCAAGATGAGTTTGATGATAAGGATTGGACACGGCTAGAGCTATTTGGTGCAAACAATCTTAGCTCAGCATTTGACACAACAAACTTCATTGAATTGAGCTATCAGTTTGCTAATTATCCAAACACACAGTTTTCGTTCTCTGGATACGTCACCACATCTAACAATAGCACGAACGTAATTGGTTCAAACACAACGTTTAACGACGCGTCTTCGAACATCGTTGCAAATGATCTTGTTAAGATTTACTCACCGTTGTTCCCAAACAACTACATGATCACTGTGGTCAATAGCGTTACCAATGCAACACACTTCACTATCACAGATCCAATTACAAACAACAATATCCTTGGTTCAGGCCTTGTTGTCGACAAGTTGCAGTACAAGCACCAAGCATTCCGCAATCAGTTAAACGATAACGTTGTTCGTTATTACAGCTCATCAATGGTTCCGTTTGATACGTACGATACGCTTGCTCTAAAAGTTGTAATGCTATCTGAAACACCATCGATTGTTCCACGAATTGATAACATCAGAGCAATTGGAGTAACATCATGACGCTGTTGCCAACATCAGCTGTTGGATACATGAAAGACACTTCTACCAATATGGTGATAAATACAAACAAAGAAGATTTTCACCGGTATAAGGCTGAAAGAGCAAGAGTTAAACAAATTCGCTCAATGCAATCGGATATTGATACGCTAACAAAGCTAGTGAATCAATTGGTATCAAAGGGAGCGCAATAATTAATGTCAAAGACCTTATCTGTCGTTAACACATCAACTGATTCGTTTTTGACATGGATAACTCGTACCAATGAAATCGTTAATGCGCTCGCTCAAGAAGTAATAACAGCAAACACAACAACTGGTCTAACAACAGGCAACGGTTTTGTCAATGGAATCTTTGGTTCCAATACACTAGTTGCAACAACACTAAGAGGCGGTAACGTCTCTACTGCAAACGTATTATATATTGGTTCAAACGTTGTTGTCAACAGCTCTTTGTTTACCGTTGGCAACAGCACTGTTAATTCTGTTATAAATTCCACTGTTGCCGCAATCACAACAATCAATGCTACCACTGCAGTAAACGTTGGATCCAACGTCTATATCACTACCACTACTGTTAATATTGGCAACAGCACAGTTAACGGAACAATTAACAGTAGCGCAATCGTTATTGGATCAGCGACGGTTAATGCTCTTACGGTTGGAACAGTTAACAGCACATTTGATTCCAATACACTGGTGATTGATACAACTAACCATCGCGTTGGTATTCTGACACTTGCACCAAATGCATCTCTTGCAGTCAATGGAACAGTTAATATTGCTGGTCTTCTTACTGTAGGTGGAACTGTTACTGTTAACAGCACAATTCTAGTTGCCAATCAGGTACAAGCAACATTTGTAAATGCTGCATCTGGCAACTCAAGATTTAACAGCAACACACTATTCATTGATGGAACAAACTCTAGAGTTGGTATAAACACATCAGCTCCTGATACTGTTCTTCAAGTAGTTGGTCCAGCAAACGTATCTGGTCTTCTAACTGTTGGATCGACGACAACTATTAACTCAATAGCTATTGGCGTAATTACACTAGCTGCAAACGCTATTACCGCAAACTCAAGAATTCATGTTGGCAACTCAACAGTCAATGCTGTAATCAATTCCACCTCAATTGTAACCAATACTGCGTCGCTTACATCTATTACAGTTGGAGCCGGAAACAGCTCATTCAATGC